AATTAATACTGCTAATGCATTAGAAAATTGGGGTGATCCATACATGGGAACATTTAAAGTTCCTGATTTAATTGCTAAAAAGGTAGTCGGTAATGGTCCTGTATATGGTAATAACTCTCCTAATATTGGAAATATCAGCATAGCAACAGGTACTACAGGTGGTGCATGGTATCTTGATAAAGATCAACAGGATGAATATTTTTCTTTAGGTACAATTGTTACAAGTGGATATGATCAAGTAATTGAAACTACTGGTTGTACGATTATTGGTAGTCAAGATGTTACCATAACAATGAGAGAGAGAAAACTCTCAGGACCTCCTCAGCATAGTCACATAGTGTATCACTCTACTCCTGGTGGTGGTGAATGGATTGGTGGTGCAAGTGGAGACAGATATATTCAAGATTATAAACCATCAACAGGAAAGGTTACTAGATGGTATCCAACTGGTGATGGTGTTGTATTAACACACAAGCATGGTCTTTTAAGAGGACCTCTTAGTGATAATACGATTGCAACATATGATGCTTTTGATTATGCAGGTGGTGCAGGTGGCACAGGTGGTACTGCTGACCCCACAGCAGGGTTTGCAAGTGGTGCTAATGAACCTGGTGATTATTATCTTGCGTCTGGTACTGGATCTGGATCTTTTGAATTTCAAACTACCATACCAAACCCAATAACGAGACCTGTTCTTACCTCTACAGAGTTAGGAGGTAAATTATCTACGATAGGTGGTACACCAATATTTGAATATACTGATTTTGAATATACTGTTCCTGGAACATATACTATTGATTTAACTACTATTAGTGGTACACCAGATAGGTTAACATATGCATTATTTGGTGGCGGTGGATCAGGTGCTGCTGGTACACAGGCAGGTAATGATGGCACACAAAGTTATGTAAAGGTTGGTGATGGATCAAAAATATATTTAAAAGCAAATGGTGGTGGTAAAGGTAACGGTAGTAGTGGATTAGCAGGTGGACAAGGTGGTGCTGTTGGATTAGCTGTCAATTCTGGTAGTGAAAACGCTGCTGGTGCAGTATCTGGACAACCAGGTGGTGATGGACAAGCAGGTAATTCAGGAAATGGATGGCCTTATGTAGATTATCCAAGTAATCCTAATGGTGGTGGTTCTGGTGGTGCTAATACTGGTTCATATAGTGATGGTAGTGCAGGAGTAAACGTATTGGTTGGTGGACAAAGTGGTTCAGATACTCAAACAAAAACCAGTGATGGTAATTTTTCTTTTGCTGGTATGGGCAACCTCACCTCAGTTACTTTTGAACTACATGGTGGTAGAGGTAGTGATGCTTTATATAAAGGTAACTCAGGTGATATAAACGGTGGTGAAGGTGCTAAAATAAATATTTCCTTAAAAAGTAGTCAATTAGCAACCTTTAAAACTGCAACATGGTCTGCTCAAGTAGGACCAGGACACTCTGATAATACGCCAAATAGGAACGGAAAACAAATGTCAGGTTCTGGCGATGGTGGTGGCGGTGGTAATGGTCATAATGGTGCTCATGGTGGTGGAGGTGGTGCTGCTTCGGCACTTTTAAGAAATAATACTGTTGTTGCTGGTGCTGGCGGTGGTGGTGGAGCTGGTTCTGATGGATATGATGGTGGTACAGGACAAACTGGAAGTGCTAGTCCAATTGGAGGTATTCAAGGAACAGGACAATCACTCGGATTAGGTGGTGGTGGAACTGGTGGTAATTATGGATGTATCGGTGGTGGAGGAGGAGGTGGCGGCGGTGGCTGCGGTACTCCTGGCCAAATTACTGGTGGATCTGGAAATGGTGGTGGTGCTGGTGGACCTGGTGGAGGACCTGGTGGTGATGGAGGTCATCAAGGTGGTGCTGGTGGTAATCAAGGAATTTCATCTTATTCTACTACTTACTTTGATACTGGAACTATGGTTGATTCTGGACTATCAAATGGTAAAGTTGTAATGGTAGCAGATTATAATGATGACTATTGGACTCCTGGTGGAGGTGGTGGTGCTGGTGGTGGAACGTGGAATGGATACGTGCAATTTGCAAATTTAGGTTCTCCTGCATCAATTGAAGTTAAAGTAGGTTCTGGTGGTACAGGTGTGTCAATGTCAGGACAGACAACAGGAACCACTAATAATGGTGGTGATGGATATGCTAAGGTACAACTTGGTGTTATTACTGGATATGATAATCCAACAACAGTTATAACTGAAGATGCTCTTATTAAATCAGCATCATTTAATCAAACTGTTGATGATGTCACAGTCAATACCAATGGTTCTGGAACTGGTAATGCTGGTGGATTTAAACTTCCAACCGCAGATCCAATTATATTAATTCGTGGAGGTGGTGGAAGTGGTGCGACAGCAACACCAATTATGACAAGTGGTTTAATTACAGGTATTAATGTAACAAATGGTGGATCTGGATATACTGAGACACCATATGTTCATGTGTTAAATGGTCAAGGTGGAAATGCAATTGCTACTGCAACTCTAGGAACTGGAGGTAATTCTGACAAGGTTGATAGTATTGCTGTTACTGGTGCAACTGCCTATACAAATTATGTGTTATTTGGAGGAAATCATAATCAGACTTCTTCTGGTGCTAAAACGAGATGGATAGAATTGATGCCTGTAGATACATCAAATGCTACTCATTTTTCTATTAAAGCAGCGAGAGGAAATGGTGTAAACGGTGGTGATGCATCAGAAGAATCATTGAAAGTATATTACTCAACAGCAGGATCACCTACTACTTGGATATTGGTTGATACTATTATCGCAGGAAGAACTACATCAAGAAATGATCCTTTTATTGGTACTGTACCAGCTGTTGATTTGAATAATAGTTGGGATGGTGCTTCTGGTGATACTAAATGGTACACTTATACAGTTTCATTACCACAAAATGCAAAGGCATCAGGTACTAATTTTAAAATAGAACAGACACGTGCTGATGCATCGGGTACAAATGATAATGCTGGTAATACAGATCATTTTGCAATTTGTGAATTTATCTGGTGGAATGGAAAAACAACCGTTTTAGTATATGTTCCCACTGCTGGTAAAATACTTAAACAAAATGTTGATTCATTAACTTATACAGTTCAAGGTGAAGTCGGTCCTTCTATTACATACAGTTCTGGTCTTGGTTGTAGTGATGCTACATTAACAATGAAAGCAACAACTAAAATTGAACCACAGGCTCTAATTGATCCAGACATAGATGTACCATTAATACATCCTTACAGAACGTGTAAATACTTAATTAAAGCATATTAACTAAATAAGACGGAGACTATAATTTTAAAATGTCAACACCAGTACTAAGAGTGCAATTAGATGTAATAGCACAAGAATTAACATATATGGGTTCATCAAAACCTATTCCAGAAACTTATTGGAAAGATACATTAGTCCCTCTATTGTACCCTGATTGGGACAGTGATAAAGATAAACTTATAACATTTAGTTACTATAGTGATAGTAATAAGTATATTGCTGCACGTAGAAAATATGTAAGAAACTTTAATACTAATAAAGATGAGTGGAAAGACTATGAGATGGAAGCAGTTGATAATGCTAAAGCTATTGCTCTCAAAGATAAATTAATTGAAGGTTGGTATCTAATTGATTCTATTGAGAATACTAATTTTCAAACAGAACTAGCACAAATGTATGCTAGGCAAGCGACTGTTACACCATTGAGTGTAAGACTTGCAAGAAATTTCTTATTAGATGAATCTGATTGGGTAATGTGTAGTGATTGTCCATTAAGTGCTGATGATAAGGCAATGTATACTACATATAGAACTAAACTGAGAGATCTTACTAGTACTCCTGAGTTCTCTGGTAACGCAGAAGGCACTAAGTTTCCAATATCACCTGAGTTTTATAATAAAATCTATAAAGTAGAATTTCCATCTAATGCATATCTTGCAACAGATGATCAGTTCTTACCACTATCAAATCATTATCTCAAAGAATTTAAAGATAAGATAGCACATTTCTTACTATTAAAATCATTAACACAGACCAATTACTTTAGTCAACTTATCGCTGAGTATCAAATAAGCAAATCTGTAACAGTAAATGCTACAGATGAACTCGCTAATGCTTATGATAAGACAGAGTTCTTGAATTTAATAATTCAACAAGCACAAAATGAATTAGGATCACCATGATTATACAGGGAAACGAACTATCTTTATTTGATTTGGTATCTTATTATGCCAATAGGAACCAGTGTGCATGTTTGTATTTCAATCTAGACAAATATAATAGTCTAGACGCTACAAAGAAAGCAACTGTTACAACGTATTACGAAGCATTTGTTGATGATTATGTTATGGATATAATAAAACAAAGTGGAATATTTAATACAATTAAATTTGACGATGAGACTGCTGCTGGTATTAATGCAGAGTCATGGTTTCCTAAATTGGCACAATGCCCAGATGCAGATCATTACATAGGTGCTTATGTTGTTGATGCATTTGGTGATATAACTTGGCAAAATACATAGACACTATTACAAACTGTCACACACCCCCTTCACAGGGGGTTTTTTAATGCTATAATGAGTACATAACAAACAAACCACATCATGATCAAATTAGGTACTCAAGTCAAATCCAAAATACATGATGACCTTACTGGTTCAGTTG